CATTATTTACAAAATTAATAAAATTCTGTAATCTGTCAGGCGCTAATATGTCAGCGCTTGAAATAGTCCAGGTGTAAACTTGGTCGGGCTGTTGTTGTAGCTCTTCGTTAGTTGGACTGTTAACAAAATAATCTAGGTGTAATTCTAGATCCAAAAATAGAACCTCGAACAAACAACTAATTTTGTCTTGGTGTAATAATGAAGGCTGACCAAACAAGGCGCATAAGTCGTTGTAACTTGCCTCTATTGTGGCTTGCTTCCTTGTACATGATTCGATTGATACTGTCAAAGTGACCTCTTAAGATAGTGTTGAATAGATCCATATAGAATCTATAAAGAATATTAGCGGATATTTTACCAGTTTGCAATCATTAGGCGGCTAATCTCACAAATAAATATTAAATAAAATTAGACCTGGACTAAATCGACCAGGTTAAAACTTGGAGAGCTGCCAACAAGACAGTACTGCAACTAATAAAAATCTAGTTATAGCGCCAGATTCAAGCTTAAATTATTTTATTTGGACGCGACCTGGACGAAATATAAAAAAATAGACCAGGCAGCACCCTAAAAAATAAGTATTTTTGCCTATGGGGAGACCCTATCCCCTTCGCGTATAGATAAGCCGATCACATTTTTCTACCAAAAATCAAAATCCTATTAAATATCTATCCCGATCTTATTAGATCTTATAAGAGGACTATACGACCCTGCTTCTTCTATTGTGGAGAGCTAGTGGTGGACAGGGATTTCAGATGCAGTTATATTGATGATAAGCCATTGCAAAAAGATACCGCAAAGCAGATTGTAATGGCTTGCATTAGACTAAGTTTATGGCACAAAAAGACACTACTGAAATACTAAGTAGCTTACATAGTAGGTTAGCTAGTGTATTAACTGATCTACTAGATAGTGGAGAAGCTAGTACAGCAGATTTAAATGTAATTAGACAGTTCTTGAAAGATAATCAGATAACGTCTCAGCCTGTAGAAGATACTCCTTTTGGAGATTTGGCTAGATCGTTACCTGACATAGAAAATGTTATTGCATTAAAGAAACGTAGTGCGTAATGAAGAAGGAAGATTGGCAACAACTACCGAAACCTTACGATAAAGACTTTAGATATTTTTTAGTTTTAGTATGGAGGCACTTACAACTTCCTGATCCGACTACAGTTCAGCTCGATATAGCTGAATATATGCAAAAAGGAAACAAAAGAAGAATTATTGAAGCGTTTAGAGGTGTAGGTAAGTCGTGGATGGCTGCTGCTTATACCTTATGGCTATTAAGGAATGATCCACAGAAGAAGATAATGGTTGTGTCAGCTAGTAAGACTAGGGCGGATGACTTTGCTCAGTTCTGTTTAAGGATTATCCAGGAAATGCCTATACTAAAATGCCTTGAACCAGATAAAAACGAGCAAAGATCAGCTAGTAATAGGTTTGATGTACGCCCAGCTATACCCGATCAGTCAGCTAGTGTTAAAAGTGTAGGAATATTTGGACAGTTAACTGGTAGTCGTGCTGATTTAATACTTGCAGATGACTGCGAAGTACCCAATACAGCCTGGACTGTAGGTATGAGAGAGAAATTATTGCAATGTTGCGGAGAGTTTAACGCTATTCTTAAGCCTGATGGCGAGATAATGTTTTTAGGTACACCGCAGACAGAAGAAAGCATATATAACAAGCTGAGATTACGAGGATACGATTGCAGAATATGGACAAGTCGTTATCCAAAGAAGCCTGAGAAGTATGGAGACGCATTAGCTCCAATGATAAAAGGATTAGCTGCAACAAAGCCTGGTCAACCTACAGATCCAGACAGGTTTAGCGAAATGGACTTGCTAGAAAGAGAAGCAAGCTATGGTAGATCACAATTTACCTTACAGTTTCAGTTAGATACCACGTTATCTGACCTACAACGCTTTCCATTGAGACTCCAGGACTTAGTTGTTATGGAAGTAAAAGATCATGCGCCCGAAAAAGTAGTGTGGTCGTCAGGCGCAGAGTATAGAATCTCTGATCTGCCAGCAGTAGGTTTTAGTAATGACTATTATCACAAGCCAGCTTTTTTACATGGCGATTGGTTGCCATTTACAGGTTGCGTGATGATGATTGACCCCTCTGGTAAAGGTGTTGATGAGACAGCATATAGCATAGTTGCGCATCTAAATGGAAACTTATACGTTTTAGAGGTCGGATCGTTTTGCGAAGGTTATACAGAACCAGTTTTAACTGGCATAGCTGAAGCTGCAAAGCGCAATAAGGTAAAACTAATACTCCTGGAAGATCAATTTGGTCAAGGGATGATGGAAAGTTTGCTTAAGCCATACCTTATGAAGATATATCCTTGCACTATTGAAGGAACTAGAAGCAATGTTCAAAAAGAAAGAAGAATAATTAACGCATTAGAGCCTGTAATGAACCAACATAGGCTAATAATTAATAGATCAGTTATTGAGAATGATACAAAACCTAGAACAGAGGACTCGGTAGAGAAAGCATTAGGCTATCAATTGTTCCATCAAATGACACATATAACTGTTGATCGAAACTGTTTACAAAACGATGACAGACTTGACTCTTTGGCTGGTGCGGTGGAGTATTGGAATGAGTCGTTAGCAATTGATGAAGATAGAGCTATCAAAGATCGGGAAATGGAGCTGTGGGATTTGGAATTGGCTGCTCACAAGGGCGAATTGGAAGGTGCGTTGGACGCAAAAATCCTCGGCATCCCCCTCGATAGACTTGGAAAAGCCGATACCAGAGGTCGGTGGTTCAATGTATAAGGTTTATAAGACACATACAAAGAAAAGAAGAGCCTGGTGTATAAGATTGCCTACAGCATTTGCTGGAATTAAACTAGATGAACCTAAAATTGGCGGATTTCAAACAGTAGTCCAGGCAAATGACCATCAAACAGCCTGGTGCATGGCAATGATGCAAGACGAATGGGAAATATTGACGTTTAAAGTTAAAGAAATAGCTATTTTTCCTGTAAATCCGCTTTAAAATCCTGGTGGTCCAATATCGTCTCCGCCATTCATAAGCTGTTCTAATCTTTTTTCCCTATGTCTCTGTCGTTTCAAAGTTAATCCAAGATCGGCTGGCGCACGAACAGCTTGCTTACTAAAATCTTTGTAGCTTTTTAAAACATCTTGGTTGTTTTGACTAGAATTATTACCAGAAAATCCTTGGCACATTATTTTTCTTCCAGGAGCATTTCTCTTATCTTAGCAACCGCAGCATCATCTAGCTTATTTTCACTAAGTTTTGCCAACGCTGCTAATATATCGCAGACTAAAACAGATACAGCCTTACTTTTTAAGAAAGCAAAGATAATTGGACGAATTAGACTAATCATTTTGAGAATCTATGGTTAATATACAGGTAGTATAGTTCGATCTTAATGGAAGAACAAGATGAGAAGGAAGGCAATAGTCTGATCGCCAATGTGGTGCAGCTTATTATTCTTTTTTGGAGTTTGGGAGTAATTTCTTGGTCGTATTTTAATCCTAACCCTACTCGCCAAATTGATACGACTTTTGCTGCTGGATTATTAAGTGCGGTCAGCGCACAATTTGGGCTGAATATTAAGAAAGGAAGCAAAGGTAACAATAGTAGCAATGGCAAAGCACCTAAAATAGTGGATAATAAAGATACCAACGTAGGAATCAAATGAAAAAATTAATTTTATTAGGCTTATTAGCTTTTACTAGCCCTGTTTTTGCTAATGGAGTGCCAACGTGGACTACTGGTACTAGCAACAGAACAGAAAATACAACTCAAACTATAACTCGCAGTATAGTTACTGAGAAATATGGATCTTCTGTAAACACCTGGGAAGGTTCTAATATCACAGTTACTTCCGCTAACTCAGAAGGTATAGCAGCAAGTGACGCTATATTTACAGTTGATGATACTTCAGCAGATTGGTCGTTATCTATAACTACCAGAACTGAAGGGCAACTTCTTGAGCAGATTACACAGAATGACACGATTAACACAACGTCTGTTATTACTTCTTTGTCTGTCTTTAGTCAGTAAGCCTGTTAAAGCCGAAACTGATGTAATAGCTCAACCAAATGCGATTGGTAATTCAAGTATTATCAATCAGAATATGAATATTAATAATGGAATGACAGGTAAACAACAGTTTGGAAATTTAGTTTGTAGCCAACCTACTATGGCTGTAACTCCTTTTTATACAGGAAATGATGCTCAATCAGAAAGTTATAGTATTAATGAAGGTTGGGGAGTTCAGATGAGTTTTATGATACCCCTGGGAGATAATAAAACTTGTAACGACCTAGCCAAAGTAAAGCTAGAGTTAGCCATAGAAGAGTTAGACAAGCAAGTGCATGATAAACAGCTAGTTCGTATTTTGAAATGTAGTCAGCTTCACGCATCAGGCTACATGATAAACCCTGCTTCAGAATACGCATACATTTGCGCAGATGTCATTAACATACGAACTTATGTTAAAGCTAATGCAGAAGAATTTAAGTAGCTAGTTTAGACACCACATAGTACAGGTATGTGAACTCTAGCTACCTTTATTATTATCCATCTTTTCTTTTACATTTGCGACTTCTTTTTTAAGTACTTTTTTAAATATTTTTGTCATAAGTTTTTTAAGTTGATTAACAACGCTTTGTAAGACTATTGAACCTGTTACTGCTGCTGTGGCACTTACACCAGATGCTATTACGCTTGATGCAATCACTTCTGGCGCTGGAATAGGCATTTCTCCAAAAAATGGTATATTAAACGTAGCTACAGGTTCTTCAGTTGATAAAGTTTCTTTGGTGTTTGGCGGGATTATCGGTATTGTCTCTGGTGTTAGTTGTAACTCTTCCTCCTTTGAAGATGATGTTTCTTCTTCAGCAGAAGATTCCGAAGCTCCCAGACCCGACTCTACCTGTTCCAGGCTTGGTAGAAGAACAGGATCTAGGTACGGAACGTCTGCCACAGGTACGTCAAAAATTGTTCGGGGAGGATTAAGTACGTCTATCTTTGGTATATAAGGTAGATCTTCGTTCATTTTTTGATAGTATTGTAATAACCTTACACTTATTTATTACACATAGCATCCTTGAGGGGTATCAGACTAAGTGAAATAAGGCTGGTTAATTCCAAATTTATTTCTAATTGACATGGCTAACTTTAGTCCTTCAAGACTCGGCTTGGTCAATGCTACTGGTACGTCTTATGACGCACTTTTCTTGAAAGTGTGGAGTGGAGAGGTGCTATCAGCATTCCGTAAAGCTACAATATTCGAGTCATTGCATACAGTTCGGACGATTCAATCTGGCAAATCGGCACAATTTCCCATTATTGGACTCTCAAGTACCAGCTATCATACGCCTGGGACTCAACTGACAGGGGATAGCATCAAACACGCTGAGGCTACCATAAATATTGATGACAAACTTGTCAGCCAAGTTTTCCTAGCGGACATAGATGAAGCTAAGAATCACTATGATGTGAGGTCAAAATATACAGAGGAAATGGGTAATGCCCTAGCCTATCGTTTTGATGAAAACGTAGCTGCAACAATAGCTCAAGCTGCTAGAACAGGTACAAACTTTAATACAGATTTACCTGGAGGTACAAGAGTTAAGATTCTTAAGTCTGGTACTGCCAATACTGCTGCTGCGGTTGCTGCTGTTACTGGTGCTGACCTTGTTACTGCTCTATGGACAGTTGCGCAGACATTTGACGAGAATAACATCCCAGAAAACAACAGATACTTTGCACTTGATCCAGCAAACTACTACAAACTTGCAAGAACTACTGACGTTCTTAACAGAGATTGGGGTGGTTCTGGAGCATATGCTGAAGGTACAGTTCTTAAAGTTGCTGGTATTTCAATTATTAAATCTAATAATTTACCTAAGACAAACAGAACTGCTGTTACTGGAGAGAACAACACTTATCATGCTAACTACACCGATAATATCGGCCTTGCATTTACACCAGATGCAGTTGGTACAGTTAAGTTAATGGATCTAAAAATGGAACAAACTGGTAATGATGTTCATGCTTTATACCAGGGTGTATTTATGGTCGGATCTATGGCTCATGGTACAGGCGTACTACGTCCAGACTGCGCTATCGAAGTATATGCGTCTAACTCATAAGTAGTTAATATAGGGGAGTAAACTTACTCCCTTATTATTATGCCCAAAGGAAAAGGAACTTATGGTACTAAAGTTGGACGACCTCCAAAAAAAGGCACTAAGAAAAAGTAAATGGCACTCGCTAGAACTACAAAATTAGAAGCGGTCAATAAAGCCTTGCAGATGATGGGAGAAGCTCCTATCAACTCTCTACAAGGCTTATTTGGCTTAGGTAACTTGGCAGAAACAACTATTGATAGTGTTAGTCGCAAGTTACAGACGGAAGGCTGGTCTTTCAATTCTGACTATGGAGTTAGCCTGGTAAGAGATTCAAGTACTAATCACATTTCAGTTGGTGCAAATGTTAGCAGAATTTATGTTGATCCTTTTGACTATCCAGATATAGATGTAGTTCAAAGAGGCTCAAAACTTTATGATCGTAAAAACAATACATACGAATTTGCAACAAATTTAAAAGTAGATATGTCAATCATTCTTGATTGGGATGATTTACCAGAACACGCTAGGGTTTACATAATGACTAAAACTGGTAGGGAACTCCAGGAGTCTATGATTGGCAGTAAAGATTTAACAGAAATAAATTTATTAGTAGAACAAGAAGTTAGGTCGCAATTTTTAGAAGAAGAAACTATGTTAAGCGATCATAATATCCTTAGAGGACATAGCCGAAGAGTAAATCCAATACAAACTTATAGACCTTCTAATGTTTTAAATAGGTAATTATGGGTTTAATAAGCAGCTCCATTCCAAATATGATTAATGGGGTTAGTCAGCAACCCTCAGCTTTAAGACTAGCTTCACAGGCAGAATCAGTTATAAATTGTTTATCTTCTCCAGTTGAAGGATTAACTAAACGTCCACCATTTAATCATATATCTAAGCTAATCAATGGCTCAGTTGGAACAGGCAAACCATTTGTAAAAGTTGTTGATAGAGACGGAAATATACAGTATCTAATTGTTATTAGAGACGGAGCTATAGACGTATTTGATTTAGATGGCAACGTGCAAACAGTTACAACTCCACAAGGTACTGACTATTTAAACATTGCAAATAACGCTGACCCTTCAGAAAAATTTAGAATAGCGTCAGTTGCGGACTACACGTTCATATTGAACAGAGAAAAGGTAGTTACTATGGATCATCCTGGTACTTACACGCAAAATGATGGCGCAACACCAGTAGGAGCTGGCACAATAATTACTGTTACCTCTAACAATCATGGACTAGAAACTGGTGTAAAAGTACAGATAGATTTTGAAACTGGAACTACTCCAGATGGAACATATACAGCAACTAAAGTCGATAATAATACGTTTACTTTGGTGGGTGCTACAAGTTTAAATACATCTGGAAATGCAAGATTTAATGAGTTATCTCCTGACGTTTCTCGCAAAGGTATTGTATTTATAAAAGCTGCTGATTATGCAACAACCTATACAGTAAAAATAAAAAGCGCTGATGGAACAACAACTTTAGCTACTGCGACATACGCAACAGCATCCCCTGGTGGAGCAGTACCTAACTCAAACACTATTGCAACAGATTTAAAAAATGATTTAGCTGCTGCATTGCCTACTGGTTGGACTTTTACTGTCGATCAATACATATTAAGAATAGAAAAAAATGACGATACTGATTTTATTTTAGAAAGTACTGACTCCAAAGCTGGTACTTACACAAAAGCTATTAGAGGTGCGATAGATACGATTAATGATTTACCGACTTTATGTGAAAACAATTTTATTGTTAAAGTCCAGGGTACTAAGACTACAAAGCTAGATGACTATTACGTTAAGTTTGAAACTTCTAATGGTACAGATTTTGGTTTTGGAATATGGAGAGAAACAGTTGGTCCATTAGAACCTTTTAAATTTAATAAGTCAACTATGCCTCATGTATTAATCAGGGATGCTGCTACTGGTACGTTTAAATTTGAAGAATTTGATTACAGTCCACGAATAGCTGGCGATTTAACTACAGCTCCTACTCCTACTTTTGTAGGTACTGTTTTAAATAACATTAATACTTTTAGAAATAGACTTGTATTCCTGGCAGATGAAAACGTAATAATGAGTGCAGCAGATAGCTATGATAGATTTTTTCCTGAGACAGTACAAACAATTGTAGATAGCGACCCTATTGATCTAGTTACAGGCGGTACGGAAATTCATTTCCTAACATCCAGCTTGGCATTTGCAAACACATTGCTACTCTTTAGTCGGCATGGTCAGTTTAGATTAGACGCTGGAGCAGTTGGTATTGGAGGCGCATTAACACCTCAAACAGCAACTATTACAGCTATAACTACATACGAAACTGAACCTAATGTTGACCCTATAGCAGTTGGTCGAACAGTTTATTTTTCAATACCTAAAGGAGAGTTTAGTGGTTTGCGTGACTTTTACCTGGAAGATGTTACAGGTGCAGTTCCAGTATCAGAAGAAGTATCTTCCGCAGTTCCAAGATACTTACCTAAAAATATAGTTAGTTTAGTTAGTAGCGCTTCAGAAGAAACAATATTAGCTATTAGCAAAGACGAACCAAAGCGTATATATTTCTATAAATTCTTTTACGAAGAAGATGAAAAACTCCAATCTTCTTGGTCATTCTGGGAAGTTAAAGGAGCTAAAACTGTTCTTGGCGCATCAATAATAGATAGTGATGTATATTTTGTAATTCAATATGCAGACGGAGTTTACCTAGAAAAATGTTCGTTACGTCCAGAATCAGTTGACCCTGGCAGTAATTTAGAAGTTTTATTAGATAGAAAAGTAGACGAAACTAAATGTCATATTAATGTTATTAACCAGGGTGGAGCTGGAGTTCAATCAATAATTTCTTTGCCATATCCAACATCTACTACAGGAATACAGGTTGTTGTAGGGCGAGACGTTAGCGGTAACACTATTCAACATGGTCAAGTTATTACAGCTAGTTCTGAATCACAAACTGGCGCAACTCAGTCTGGATTTACTGGAAATGGAACTATGACAGTACTTGGAGATTTGTCTAACGCTAAATTTTTTGTAGGAGAATTGTACGATATGTTGTACGAATTTAGCACTCCTTATCTTAAAGAACAGCCAGCAGGGGGTGGTGTTTCTGTTATAGCTGGTCCACGATTACAAATTAGAACCTGGACATTTGTTTTTGATGACACAAGTGCATTTAAAGTAAAAGTCAGTCCAAGAGGTAGATCTTCTTTTACTTACCCTTATAATGGATTTATAATAGGTCAGAATCCCCCAGCGTTAGGTCAAGCGCCTTTCCTAACAGGTAAATTCAAAGTGCCAGTTATGGCTCAAAACAACGACACAAAAGTTGAAATTTTGAGTGATAGCCCACTACCTTGTCGTATTCAATCAGCAGAATGGGAAGGATGGTTACACAGCAGAGCAAGACGAATTTAGGTAAATTCCATTGGAGAAGGTCAGTTCCTAATGACATAGTGGAAGTTGCTGACAATATGAGGCAAGAAGATATAGAAGAAATATACGCATATTCTGGATCTGAACCAAAAAGTAGCCTTATATATTGTTTCTTTGGAAGTAGTCCTTGCATGACTATGGTAGGGCGCAAAGGAAACATTATGGGTATGTATGGAGTAATTCCAGTTAGAAAGAATATGGGAAAAATATGGATGTTAGGGCATAGAACTATGACTAGCGACTACCAAGACGTAAGAGCTTTTCTTCGTAATTCCCCAATAGAATTAGATAAATTTAAAATGAATTATCCCATATTATTTAATTATGTAGATGCACGAAATAAAACTCATGTAAAATGGATTAAGTATATGGGTTTCTCAATCATCAAAGAACACGCTACATTTGGGTATGAGGGTCGTCTCTTTTATGAATTTGCCAAAATTTAACTAATGTGTGAAGCAGTTACGTTAGGAGTAATTTCTGGAGTTCTAGGTGTAGGACAACAGTTTATGGCTTATCAACAAGCCAAATCTAATGTTGCCTTTCAAAACGCACAGAATAATCTTAATTATCAAAGTCAATTATTACAGACTCAATCTAACAGAATGACCGAAGATGTTAGAAAGCAGATGAATGAGGATTTTATACAACATACAGAATTTATGGCTGACTTGGCTTATGAAAGAGATTCGACCAGGATCACTATGGAACAGCAGCAGATACAAGAACAAAGGGCGCAAGAACAAACGGAAAGAGGAAAGGTAGCATTGCAAAAGAAAGGAGAAGTAGCATCACAACGTATTGGACAAAATGCCTGGACTCTTTTAGCTGAGATAGAAAGATCGAGAGCAGCAGCCGATTTTGTGACAAACAGAAACGCTGCATTTGCTCTTAAAGGATCACAAACGCAAAGGCTTGACGCACAAGCTGATCGAGCTTCTCGAAGGGGATCTGCCAGAACATATCTTAAGAAAACTTATCTTGATCCAGTTAAACCACTACGCATACCCAAGCCTAGTTTTGGTGCATACGCACTTGGCATGGCTGGTTCTGTTGTTGGTGGATTTAACACTTACTATGGTGTTAAGGCTAATCAAGCTGTAATCAAAGCTAATACCCCTGGATAACAATGGCAAGACAAAAATTAAATTACACCCAAGGGGATGCAGAACCTAAGAAAAAAGGAAATCAAAAACGTAGTCAACTTGCTACTGGTCAATCTACTGGAGACGTTAGCCAGGTAGATCTATCATTTAAAACTCCCCAAATACAAAATTTTAAATGGTATGGACAGACTTATTCGACCCCTACTGAACCAAAGCTAGTACCTACACTTGATCTGCCAAGCGTAGAAGGATTTTACGAAGATACTAGAAAAGCTAAACAAAACGAGTTTAGTGCCTTTATTGATGGCATGAAAACTTTAAAAGGAGAGCTTGAACAATTACCTGGAGCATATACAGATGCAAGAGTTAAAGAACAAAGTGTTCTTAATCTAGAAGCTGCAAAAATTCTTGACACATATCAAGTTGGTAATGATGGTACGGACATAAATCCAGCAGACAAATTACAGGCAACTATTAATAAATTAAACAAAATAATAAATCAGCCCTTAGAGGCAGAAGGAGGAGAAAGTTTTAGTTTAGAAAAAACAGAAGAAATAGAAAATGCAAAAAAGATTTTACAAGAGATAGAAAGTAATAGACGACTAAGAAATACGATTACTTCCTTAGCTAATGAACGAAAAGTTTTAGATAATTTAACCCAATGGGATACATATAAATTAAACGAAACAGTTGACGAAATAGATGAAAATACAGGACAGCCAATACAGGCTCGCAACAATAAAGGCGAATTACAGTTTGAAAATGATGGTGTAACTCCTATTTATGCACAAGTTTCTTTAGCGGAACTAGATCCTAGTGACCCAAGATACAAGCAAGCGTATAACGAATTTATATATAAGGATAGTAATTTAGGAATTTTTGAGCATAACAATTTGCAACCGCAAATTTTGCAACACAGAATGAATGACAGATCAAGTCAACTAAAAAATTATTTAGAAAAAACTACGCAATTAGGACAGGCAGAAATAGTTTCTACTATTAATTTACTTGAAAACCCTGGTTTAACACCTGTTCAATTAAACGAGCAAATGGGAAAAATAGTAGCAAGCGTAAGAAGGTTAGGACTTTCAAAGGAGTCGGAAGTAACTATGTATAAATTACTTTGGCAAAGTTTAGCTCGTAATCCTTTGTATAAAAATTTAGATGCTGACTCTCTTTATGAAGAGTTTTCAAAGTTAGCTCTTGGTACAGAAGATTATAACGGAATTGCTATTGGTCCAGAAGGTAACAGGTGGATAATTGAAGATGGAGTTACAAGAATTAGACCAGAAATGGCTTGGATAAATAGTCTTGGAGGCACATCCTATTTAAGAGATATAGTTGAAGGCATTGTAAATGATAGGGATGTTTTAGATAGAGCTAATAAAACTTCACAACAAACTGAATTTTCAACAAAATTAGTAAAAGGGATGGAAGATTTAAAGATTGAAATTAATGGAGAAGAGGTAAATATAAAAGACGCTTTGACTATATATAATAGCGAAGGCACTCCAGGAGTAGTTCAAGCGGACGCTAATGTAAGACTTGCATATAAAAAAGCAAGAAATTTAATTGAAGAAAATTTCAAAACATTATCTCTTGAAATACAAAATTCATCTTTAAGTCCAGGCGAAAAAATAAACCAACAAAAATTATTAGACGAACAAAGGGAACTTGCTTTGGTAAATTTGGCTTATGGTTTAACTGGCACAGAATTTGCTAATGATGTCAAACAATTAGAAACAGAATTAAATTCATGTATTCGTACTGGTAAAAAAAATTCAAAACAATGCCGAATTTTTATGTCGAACTATACCAATATGAATGGAATCTACGGAGAAACTTTAGTTAATAATTACGACAGAACTAAAACTATGATTACTAAATACAACGATCTTGTAAAAGGAGACGTAGCAAGTTCAATAGACGCTGTTACTGACGAGTTAAAACTTTCGTTTGACAAGGCGGTATATGATTCTAACCCTGCTTTAACAAAAGACGGATATGCAGAATGGGGAACTTATGAATTTGCGCTAGACAGTTATCTTACTGAAATATATAGCGATATGGTAAGCGCTGCTAAAGACGGAAAAGTTACAAAGGATGAGTTAATGGACAAAGTAAAAGCAGATATACAGAATGGCACGTTTGCAACAAAAATGAAAGAGCTTGGAGTAGACGTAGATAGCAGTCTTGGTAAAAATTTCTTTTATCCTTCAGACACTAACGACCTTGGATTTGTTGAAGAATATGGTCCTGTAAATGGAAGCAATAAAAACCTTATAGCTAAATTAGATAAAATTAATGTTAATGAAATATTCCCTGGCACAGACAACTACGAATTTGTAAATCATTTAGATTCTCCTAATCCATATCTTTTAAATAGCAAAGGCAGTATTCAGTTCGTAAAAAATATTTTATTTAGTGGAGAGACTACTTATGACGATATTAACCTTTACAGACAATTACTTAATACAGAAAGTGAAGCATATAAAGAGCTTTTAGCAGAAAAAGGAGAGCAAAATTTAAAAAAGGAAATTGATAAATTAACAAAAAATTTCCAAAATTCTTTTAAAAAATCACAAAAAGGACTAGAAGTTTTATTTGAAATAGGTCAACTTTCTACTGTATATAATGGTAGGTTTGGAGATTTAATTAACGATCAAGTTAGAGGTTCTATATTTACAAACTCGGAATACTCTGAAGCTATTACTAAGCATGACACAAATCCTCCAACTTATAGTATTGATTGGACTCATAGCTCTATTCCCAAAGAGCTGCAAAATTGGGGAGAAATACAACCATTTTTAGAGACTTTAAATGGATTAGAGACATACGCAGAAGTATTAGATAAGATAGAGGCATGGCAACTGAGTGGAGTGCTAGGAATTTAGATGACAGACAGCTTACTAGACGCAGCCAACCCAGGTGGCGATAAAGATACGCTTTTAGCTAGTTCTAAATATCTTGAAAAGTTTGAACAGCTTAAAAGAAATCAGCTTGGCAATGAGAATTATAATGAGGAAGATAAAACTTTAATTGACGAATCTACAGATGTTCAACTAAATAATTTTAATCCAGAGATTATTAATAAAGATCAAATAGAGTCAGATCAATATTATAAAGAAAAATTCCAAGAGCCAGGGCGAAAAGATACAAAAACATCTACACCCTTTTTAGGATTTTACGATAAGTTAAATATTTTTAGTAAAGATTATGGAGGGGAATATGCTCCAGAAGAATTAAGAGGACAGCATAGATTAAGAAATAGTCTAGGCGATCTTTTTCGTATAGCAGATAGAGGTGTTATTAGCGGTACTGTTGGATTAACTAATACTGTTAATGACGCATTAAGACAAGATATGCCTGGCTATATGGCTGAAATGTTGTCAGGCGATCCAGTAGGTGCAATGGCTTTAAAAATAAAAGCAATAAAAGCAGGGATAAAAGAAAAAGATTTTAATGTTTTTCTTGAAGAATTAGGTGGGAAAAAATCCAGAATGAGCATTTTGGAAGCTATGGAAACTGGCGCAATGAGG